GCCCACACACAGTAATGGCCCTCAGAGCCTAATACTAAATCTAAAAATCTTTTCGTTTCCATAGCCACCACTCGCCATTGTAAGGTTAACCACGGCTAAACTAATAGCCGTGGCAAGGGACCGTTTAGTCGTCCCAGTTATCAATGATGTCTGCAAGATCACCATCACCAGAAGGGGCAGCGACGTCTGCTTTTTTAGCAGTTCTCTTCACTGGCGCTTCACCAAACCCATCATCGTCATCGTCCACTGGTGCGGCTTCTAAGACGTTATTTGACTTTTTAAATGGGCTAGGGTCTTCAATAACAAAGCCCCCTTCTACAGCACCGAACGGATTACGTACTTCCTTTGGAATATACTTAATAACCTGTACAGCTTTCAATCGTAGAGACACGCTCTGCTTACCACCAAAGTCATATGGGTAAAAAGACACCGCGATACCGACTGTGCTACCCGTAGTTAACTGAAAGTCTTCTTTCAGCGGCGTGCCCTGAGAGTCAACCTGTAACGGCTTATCAGTAACCTCACCTTTGTAGGCACCTTTTAGCACAGCTTTGTGTGTGAACGTGCCGTTGTCATCTTTAACAAACGGGTTAACCAACTTTTCCGGCCAAGAGGCTTCTTTGTTGGCGGCGTACGCGGCCTTCATCTGCGTAAACAACGCTTTAGCCGTATCGTTATCCATGCGAAATGCGATAGAAAACTCAGCGCCAGTGTCCCGTGGACTACAGGGTACACTACGTTTTACCTTCTGATCGAAGACATACGTCTTATCAATCTTAGGCCATAGTGCCTCTACGTTTTCAATAATGTATTGTTCTGCCATGTCGTTCTCCTTATCTGGCGTTTATACGTCTTCGTCTGCATTAAAATCGAACTCCAACTGTTCTTCAATCGGACCTTCATCTACATCCTGCGCACTCTTTGTAAGTGCTTCAGTCGCAGAAGTTTTATTAAATCGGTAAGTGTTTCCGACCTTAATATACGTGGTTTTAGGGATGTGCCCCTGCCGTACCCACGCTCGGATTGTAGAGATTGACACTGCAAAATGCTTTGCCAAAGTCTCTATTGGTACAAATGGTTCTGCCATTATTTTTTCCTGACTGAGATTACAAACTCACTGTCGATGTTAAGCCCTTTCGGCATGACATCTGGGTTCTCCTCTAGGAATTGTTTGACATTGGTCTGGTTTAAACGGCGGTCCAAGAACTCGGGCATGTCATGTTCTTTTATGAACTCGTACATGGATTCCCAATCTCCCGTCCAATATTTTGTTTTCGTAGACCTGAAAAACAAACCCTCAGAGGTTCTTACGCTTTCGACATTGTGGACATCACAGTAGTCTAGTAGCGCTTTCTTTAAGACGTCCTGTTGGCGTACCAACGCTCCGTCCTTCTCTTTAAAATCTGCGTTCAACAATGCTCGCTCCGACCTTATCTTTATGTAAGCCTTAGTAAGTTTGTCTGCGGGAACGTCAGTACCTTCGCTCATTTTAGTCCTCCTACACTAACGAGAATTACACTGTAGTACCGAATAGTAGGCTAGTCAAGTATTTCTTTGTATAAATCTATCATCTTTGTGTGAACATTAATTCTATTGTCGAGAAGTGCGTAAACACGCTTTTCTACCGCAGAGCCTTGAAGCTGTACTACAGTACATGGATGCTTCTGACCTGACCGATGAACTCGTGCGTTTGCTTGCGCATAAGTTTCTAATGAGGGCGTTGGCCCCCACCACACAACTGTATTAGCTGCTGTTAACGTAACACCATGTGCCGCAGATTGCGGTTGGATAACCAGAACACGTGGACTGTCAGTTGTTTGAAACCGTTTGAATATGTCCGTGCGTCTAGCTACAGGCACATCGCCGCGTATAACTTCTGTGGTAATCCCGTCAGTACGCAACTTATCTGTCAGTATGTCAATGGTGTGCTTGAATGGTACAAAGATGAGAACCTTCTGACTACTCTCGTCTATTACTTCTCGTAACACTTTATACCGATGCTTGATGTCAAACTCTAGGGTGTCACCCTCGTCAGTGTACACAGCACCAGCGGAAATCTGTAGTAGCTTGTTCATAATGACAGCGGCGTTCACTGCGGATACTTCATCGCCACCTATCTTCATAGTAAGTTTCTTTTTCAACAGGTCATAATACTTTTGCTGTTGGCGAGTAAGTTCTACTTTGCGCTTTACGTACGTCATATCAGGCAGGTCAAGACACTCTTCTTTAGTAAAACGAATGGCAGGTTGTAACACCCTAAACACAAGGTCCGTAGCTTCTGGTTTGATGATCCACTTAAACTGCGTGATTTTGCGCATGACCATATCTCGAAACGAACCAAAGAACCGAGGCACTGCATTCGGGTTAACCATCTTAGCCAAGCCGTACGCGTCCAACGGAGACTGCGCGGCAGGTGTACCTGTCATCATCCACAGCCACGTGTCGTCTTTTATTAATCGTTTTAAAGTTTTCCACCGCTTTGATTGTGCGTTCTTGTAGTGGGTCGCTTCATCCACGATGATAAGATCAAACCCACCCTTGGCAATCTCCTCTGATACAATATCTACACCGTCATAGTTTATTATCACAAAGTCTGCGCCTTGCCCGATGATTGCCTTGCGTTTCTTAGATGCACCGTAGGCTATATCTACACTGCGGTGCGGGGCAAAAGTAAACAGGTCTTCGCGCCATGCTGAGTCCATGATTGATAGGGGGCATATAACTAAGACGCGTTTGATCTTGCCTTGGTTGAGTAGAAAGTCTGCGGCCCATATGGCACTGGCGGTCTTACCTGTACCCTGCTCGTTAAAACAAAACGATTTGCGGTTCATTGTGAAAAACGATGCGGTCTTCTTCTGATGGTCAAACGGCGCGTACTTACCCGTCCACGTGTACTGCCCTTGGATAGGCGATGGAACATTGATGTTAAGACGTTTTAGGGTGTGCATCTCTTCGAGACCCCAGTTTACTAGCACTTCGTTATCCTGTGTCACTTTACTTTTAGGTACAATTTCAGTGACACGTTTTGGATTGCGTAGCTTTAACAGCAACGCTTTACCGTCGATTATTCGCATTGTGTTCTCCGATTAATAGTTAGGGAATTACCTAACTTATTTTTTCTTCTTGTAGTTACGTGCGCGGTTCTTGCTTGAACTCTCTATAGTCACGCCATCTTTGTTTTTGCCGCCTTTGGACAAGGCTTTCTTGTGGCTAACGTCTTTACCTTCACGTTTGTCTGCTTTGCCGTTCTTGTTTTTATCGACTCCATCCTTATCAACCTTACGCCGGGCACGTTGTCGTTCCATACGTGCCTCAAACGTCTTACTACCTACAGGTGCGTTGGTTTGTTTTTTACGGTCTTTCTTGTTTTTATATGGCATTAGTTCGCTCCGTTGTGAACACATTCGATTACAGGGCAGTGGCGTCTACATAACCCGTTAGGCCGTGCGTTCCACATATCTTCGTCTGCCGCAGTCTGCATCTGAGCATACTTACCCAACCATTTTTCCCACAGCTTGCCGCTATCATACTCCATGTAGGTGTCTTTTACCAAGTCATTACACACAACAAAGAACAACCCTGCACGTACGGTTTTGATTTGTGGGTACTTTGCAAACACGCCCAAGGCCATCAACTCTAACTGACCTTTGTCTGCGTACTTTGCTGACTTGCCCGTCTTGTAGTCCACCACCCACGCGAGATCACCATCAAGTATTACTAGGTCGGCGATACCACGGAACCAAACGTCCTTGGCGTAAAAGTCACAGGCTTCTAGGTTCTCTGTTATACCCAGCTTTATCTCACATAGCTTTTTGCCCTTGCGGTTTTTCAGTGATACCAGTGCTTCTTCAGCAAAGCCAAACTTCTTAGGCACAGGTACGTCTGCACCTACAAAGTCTTCTGCCATCTTGTGAAACGCGGAGCCGTATAAGATAGCCTCAGTCTCCTTGAACGGAAACTCCTTGAGTATCTTCTCATGGTAGAACTGCTTAGGACATTGCTCAAATGCTTTGATCTTACTGAAAGACCATGGCGATACTTTAGTCATTTGCGTCTTTTTCGCATAAATAAATTAAACATCGGGTTAGGTGTTGCCCTGCCTATCTGAATATCAGCGCCCGTGTAGTGAGCAGCGCATATAAACGCGCCGTTGGTTACGTACGCACTGTAGTCTTTCTCAACCCAATGTTTTAGTGTGTAGCTACTTTGACGTACATTTATTATTGGTTTGGTACTAAGCACCATATTAGCTCCTATCCATTTGATACACAGACTAACGTGTTCTGGGTCTATGCGACCAGCAAGGGGCACTTCGTCTAGCGATTTTGCAAAACCATTTGGCGTTAGAGTAGGAAGAAACGTCAAGGCTTCAGATAATGCTTTGTGCGAAACTAAATCGTCTAATTGGCCTGCTTCAAAAATATGCTGTCTCACTCACACTCTCCATACGATTTACCCGTGCCACTCTCACAGGTTATAGGTAATCCTTCGGCCCAATCGGGCGTCTGGCTCATGCACTCTTCCATGTACGCTTGTGCTTCATCTAGTTCTTCGTCACGTACACAGGTAATTATTGAATCATGTACAGTT